AACCTAGCTTGTGATCTACGGCGTGTGCAAGCTCATGGAAAAAGGTCTGTTCGGCATCGGTGCAGAGGACAATTCTATTTTCGGAAGCGCAGAAATAGCCGTAATACGCCCCAGGTGAGAAACTGAATGAGACGGAAAGTTCAAGTTTCTTAGCGACTTCGAGAAGCGGAAGGGCTGGAACGTTTTCATTCAGCGCCGCGAGCTTGTCTGCATACGGAAGCGCTTCACCTTCGGTGTCTTCGGCACGAAAAACTGGAACGGTTTTGAAGAACTTGAGGATTTCAATTTCTTCTCCGTCGTTCTCTTCTTTTTTAAAACACGGAACAAGAATATGAGCGGCATGTGCGCCTTTCTTGACTTGGCGTCCGGCTTGCTTCCACTGGTCGTATCCGCGAGCGTCGCACGTTCCGAGTGTCAGAATATGAAATTGATTCATAATTGACCACTTAGCGCACGGAATAGATCCGTCATTCAAAATGTACATTTTTTTGTTCAAAAATCCGGCGACTTCTTCCGAAGAAACGAGCTTGTCTGCAAGCTCTTTCATCATGGCTTTGACTTCGGCTTGTTTCTTTTCGGCGTATTCTTTCTTATCCATCTTGTCATCCTTTAGCCTAGATTTTGGGTTCCGGTCGGCTATCTCCGTAACTCATAATACTATTATAATCAAAGATTATTAAATTGTCAATAACGGAAAGTGATTAAAATGCAAAAATATTGCTTGACATGATGATAATTAAAGATTATAATTACTACATAAAGCAAGCGGAAATAGGCAGCCGCAAGCTAAAATCCAAGCCTAAAAGGATAGAGAGATGAACAAAAAAGCTCAGACAATTATTCGAGCAGAAAACGATCTTATGTTGAATCTTTTTGATCAAATTGATGCTAAGATTGCAAGGTTAAAGAAACATGAAAACAAGTCTGTTTTTGAGGCTTACAGTGATGAAGAAATTAAAAATATGATTGAAAACTTCACTGATAAAGATTTGCAAAAACAAGCTGATTTTTATTATAAAAAAGCTTTTCAGATGACAAAAGAGAATATCAAATGACTCCGCAAGAAAGGCTTGACCATCATATCGCCCAAAAGGAAGCGAACGATAAACGGCTTGATGACCTGAAATCAAGCGACGATATCGAAGTGTTGCGGAATTGGAAGAGTCTAGGCTATCCACAACCGGCACCCGGAAGCGTTCAGAAATTGAAGAACAAAACGAACCTATCGTGGACGAAGTTTCGGAAATTTGTTGAAGGATTATAAAAGGGAACATATCTGCTAAACAATAATCAAGTATCATTGTTGATTTATTCATGTTTTTATGATAGTCTTGTAGAAAGGAAATTCGAATGGAAGTAACGTGTATAAGCGTTCAGAATCCGTATTCGTATCAGCTATGTGCTGGAATCAAGGATGTTGAGAACCGTTCCTGGAATACGAAATTCCGGGGGCGATTGTATATTCATTCCTGCGGTGATTCGCTTCCGTATGTGCCGGAAGAAGAATGGCCGAAGAATATTGATAAAACGCCATACGGGGCGCTTGTCGATAAGTTCGCAAAGTTGCAATGCGAATTCTACGAGAAAAAAGGCATAAACCTTGACGAAGGATTGCCGGAAAATCCGAATGCGTGGTTTTGTCAGACTTCGGCGATCATCGGATACGTTGACATTGTGGACGTTGTTCGGGGCTTCAAGAGCCCGTTTGCTATCAGAGATCAATACCACTGGATCGTAAAAAATTCGGTGTTGTTTGAAAAGCCCATTGCTGGCGTAAAGGGCAAACTTTCTTTGTGGAGGTATGATCTATGAAAAAGGTCTATTTCGATGCGAGCGGCGGCGGTGGTGCTTCCGGTGGACGTTCTCGGCGCTACATTGCGAGCGACAGTTACAACCTCGCGGCGCTCCGCGCTCGGGCGGCTCGGGCCTAGTAGGTGAAGAACCTCTTCGGCTCAATACAGTACATGGCGGGAAACGTAAAATCCGCCATTGTACTGTATTCGTTAGGAAAAGACTCAACGGTAATGCTTGACCTGTTCCAAAGGTACATGCCTGGACGGTTCAAGGCCGTTTTTCTGTATTATTGCGACAACATGGAAAGTAAAAACAAGGTAATCCGATACTACGAAAACCGATACGGAATCGAAATCGACCAATACCCTCACTTTGAAACAACCTATCTTCTTAGTCGTGAAGGGAAGAACATAAAACGCTTGCAGATGAAAGATACGTTCGCGCTCTTGCGAGATAAATACGATATCGAATGGATCGCCCTTGGATGGGAAGCGTGCGAATCAATGGCTCGCGCTTGTATGCTCAAGACATTTGATAATGGAATTGACTGGAAAAACAAGAAACTTGCGCCGCTTCATTTATGGGCGAAAAAAGATATAGACTGGTACTTGAAGAAAGAAAAGCTCATTTTAGCCCCTGAAACATACGCCGGATTCAGGAATATCGACGTTTACAAGGGGCCGTCGCTTGAATGGCTTCGGGTGAACTACCTGGAAGACTTTGAAAGATGGTGCGCCAAGGGACATAATCCCCGAAGTATTCGTATTTACGCCTTCTCTTGTTATCGTTGACATGGGCGATATGTACGAAGTGTCGTTTTCGTGGTTTTGCCTCTCGCTTGCTATCGCGTGGAGGAAGGCATGAAAGGCCGACGCATAGACCATCCGAATGGATATCCCGATCCTAATGTACAACCAGGAGATTACTGGTCAGTTGACGTTGAAGACGGAGAGAAATGGTGGTATGCGTGTCTTCCGTCATTCTTGAATGATGGGCCAATGTCTCATCACGGCGTAGGAATTGGGATTAGTGGTAAACCGAAAGATCGGGGTTGGCATTTAGTAGTTGAGCACGAAGATGGAACTATTACGGTTTCCCCTTCTATTCTGTGGGGGAAAGACCAGATGCCGGCATATCCAGATACTTGGTGGCACGGTTTCCTTGAGCGCGGCGAATGGAGGTCTGTATGACCGAAAAAGCAAACGAGCTTGAAGCCTTTGTGCCTGTCCGCGTTCGCCGCGATGAGATCCACGGAGCGCCGTACAATCCACGAAAAATAACCGATACGAACGCGAAAAACCTCAGAAAAGCCCTGAAAGAAATAGGGCTTCTTGAACCGATAGTGGTGAATAAACGGTCGGGGGAAAAAGGCTGGACGGGGGAGGACGTAGGGTACTTAACTCTAGTCGGAGGACATCAGCGGTTGGCTCGAATGGACGAAATCCTGAAAAGGCCCGATTACGAACTGACCGTATCCATGGTTGACCTCTCTCCGAAGGAAGAAGCCCGCGCAAACGTTCTTCTCAACAATCCCTCGCTTCAAGGCGAATGGGATGACGTTCTCTTGCAGGAAATAAAGCTCCAATTCCCCGACATCGATTTTCAGAAAGACCTTTGCTTCGACATGCTCGACATCCAGCATATTTTCGCCGGGTCCGACGTGTTCGAGGAAGCCGAAAACATATTTGATCCTTCTCCCGAACAGGAAGACGTGGTAGATATGGCTGAACAGGCCCGCAAGGTTGACAAGCTGAAAGAGGCCAAGAAAGCCGAAAGAGCCCTGAGAACCGCTGGCGCGCAAGACGACGGAGACTATCAAGGGAAACACGATAACTACGTTCTCCACCTTGTATTCGAGACGAATTCCGCTAAAGAGGAATTCTGTAGACAGGCCGGAAAGAGCAACGACGTAAAAGAGTCCTATATCAAGGCTTCAATTCTGTACGACATATACGACCACAAGATCAAACTTAGGGAATTGTCATGAGAGAAATCAAATTCCGAGGAAAGACCGCAGACGGGAAGTGGCTTTACGGATCGCTCATTAACTTGAAGTCGGGCCCGTCTATCTTGACCGAAACAACCGACGACGAAGCCGATCAATATCCGGTGCTTTCTGAGACGGTGGGGCAGTCGATAGGGCTGAAGGATAAGAACGGGAAAGAGATATTCGAGGGTGACTATATATCTTACGAGAATGAGATATATGAAATTATAGAGTTTGCTGGTGCCTTCTTGGGAAGTCGTAATGAGACCGATAAGAGGGGAAGAAGGGCCTCTGTTTGGATCGATTTTTTTTCCAACCAGATAGACAGGGATGTATTAGTAATCGGGAATATCCATGAAAACTCTGAATTGATGAGGCCGAAATATGCCTGAGAAATGGGAAAGACAAGAGTACGAAACGAAACTCCAATATGATTTGTTCGCAACATATCGAGACCTTGGAATTACGAGGTCGATGAAAAAGGTAGCTCAAGTATTAGGACGGCATGAGCGGTTCGTAGGTAGGCTCATGAACCTCTCCCCTCAGAATCATTGGGTAGAGCGTGTAACGGCATATGACGAATGGATGGAGAACGAACGGCGAACTGCCAATATCGACGCGATACGGAAGATGAACGAGGAAGGGGCGATGATTGCACGCCAGCTTCGGAAACTTCCCATGGTGCGGATTAAAGCGATACAAGACAAGCTCAAGGCGGCAATGGAGATTCAGGACCCGGAGGACCGCGCAGCGGCGCTTGAAGAAGCCGTGAGCAGTGTTCCTTTGCATCTCATGGCGCAATGGCTTGAATTGTCGTTTGCGCTTGAGCGTGAAGCCCTTGGCGTTGCCGAGAAGATAGACGTAAACGTGAAGCACGATGAGAAATCCCTAGAGCTTGCAAGAGACGACTTGATGAGGTTCCTTGATGATAGACGCGCTCGTGCGAAAGACAACGGACCTGACGGTCAAGGATCTTCTAGCGCTTCCCAAGGATGACGCCGACGCCTATATCCGTAGTCTTTCACCTGAACAACTTGAATATCTCCGCTACGCATGGAAATACAAGGCCCGCGATAGCCAACTTCCTCCGCCAGAGTGGGGGAAGAATGGTTGTTTTATCTGGAACATGCGCTGGGGCCGAGGAACCGGAAAAACATACACCGGAAGCAACGTTTTCAGGACGCTTATAGAATCAGGGCTATATAAGTATTCCGCTCTTGCCGGTGCTACGGCGGGTGACGTGTCGCGTATCCAAATATACGGGCCGTCTGGAATCATGAAAAACTGCAATCCGAAGTTCAAGCCGGTCCATAAAACGCAAAAGATGGAATTGGAGTGGCCGAATGGTGCGATAACGTACATTCTGTACGGTTCGGATCGTGAGGCGGCGCGTGGAAACAATATCCAATTGGTCTGGTGCGATGAAGTCCATAAATGGCAGTATCCCGAAGAAGCCTTTGAAAATATTATGATGGCGTTGCGCATAAAAGGCGAAGCTCCGCTATTGTGTATCAATACGTCTACGCCCAAGCCAACGAAATTCACTAGGGAAATTGAAGCCCGCAAGGACCGCAGGAAGCGGCCTAGCACCATTACAACGGTTGTCTCGACTTATGAAAATATTGAGAATCTTGCTGACGAATTTGCAGCTTCTATTATTTCGCAATACGAAGGAACCAGGTTAGGCGAACAGGAACTAAACGCGCAGATCATGGACGACAATCCGAACGCTCTATTCAAGCGTGAGTGGATTTCCAGGGATCGCGTGTTCTCACTTCCTAGAGTGGATCAGATACGGCGCGTTATCGTTGCCGTTGACCCGGCTATCACGCATGAGGACGAATCGGACGAGACGGGAATTATCACGATATACGAAGCTGTAGCGCCGAAAGAATTAGCTTCGGGATCTGAGGTGCGAAACAAGGAAATGACGCACTTTTATATTGTCGGCGATAATTCGTTACAAGGAACACCTTACGAATGGGGATCGAAAGTTAATCAAGTCTCACAAGAAGCCGGATGTGTGGTAGTGGAAGATAATCAAGGCGGCGATATGGTCGTATCGACCCTCATAAACGCCGGGGTAACAACTAGAATCGAAAAGGTCCACGCCGTCAAGGACAAGGCGGCTCGGGCGATGCCGGTATCAACGATCATGCAACGGGGGCGAATTCACTTTTACCGTGACATGACAACTTACGTCGAAAAAGACGATCCTTTTGCCAAGTTGGAAGAGCAGTTGTGCAACTGGATACCCGGAAGCAAGTCCCCCGACCGCATGGACGCCATGGTCCACGGAATAAACTACCTCGAACCAGATACGAGCAACGACATCGACAAGAAAAAGGCGTTTGAGATACTCAGGGGCATGTGGTGATAAAAAGGTAGGTATGTGATTATTTATAATAGATGGTGATTGACGGAATAGGAAAGAGGGTGTAGAATAGATGGTGAAAGGAGAAGTATATGAACGCTGAAAGAATCGAACAGGCGATGGAAAACGCTATTGTAGATATGGTTCGCAAAGGCGAGCCGTTTACGATTGATTATAAAAACAGGATCGACATATCCGCAGAATTGAAAAAAGCCTATGCCAACATTGACTATGCGAAGGTGTATGCTCGCATAACCGAAAAACTCGAAGAAGAGCTTGCCGAAAAAATCGTCAATAAGATCATCACAGAGATGGGGACCGATATCAAGCGTCTCATGGAAAACAACTCCATTCGTGAAGATTTCCGGTTCCTCATGCGGAAAGGCGTAGAGGCCATTATGGAGAAAGTTAAAGAATGAAGACAATATACAAATTCGACGTAGAGCCCGAGTTTTCAATCAACCTTCCTTTAGACGCTGTTGTTTTAACCGTCCAGATGCAAAACGGAAGTCCTAAAATGTGGGTTTATCTCGATACCGAAGAGCCCGATGTATCGCGTACTTTCCACGTGTTCGGAACCGGGCATGACATGGGCGACTACAATGGTCGGTACATAGGGACTTTCCAGACGGAAGGGCTTGTGTTCCACGTGTTCGAGGATTTACCCGAAAGCAGATTCTAATATGCCCAAACGAATCCGTTGCCACGATCAGAAAAACAACCGCGAATGTCTATCACTCTATAACCATGAATGCCTAAATCTGTCTCCGTGTCATCGGAGGAAGGTATACGCTGGTAAAGGAAGAGTGAAGAAAGAACCTATGTATGGGAGGGTGAAATGAAAACCGAAAAAGAAGAAGTTGTTCTAAGTACTTCGGACGAAGCCGCGAAATTCGTTACTGGCATTTCCGGGTGGGTTTCTCGGCATGGTCGTTTTTGGGGCAAAGATGAAAATATGGCAAGATATGATGGTTGCACTCATAACGTATGTGAGTGCGGAAACCTCATTGAGAAAGGATACAATTATTGCGAAACTTGTAGAAAAAAAGACAGAGACGATATATTTCAACATTTTGAAAGAATTGAATGGGACGGAAAAACACCGATCTGCATATTTGATGACGACCAGTTTTTCTTTGATATGGATGAGTTGGAAATCTGGTGTGAGGAACATGACTGTACTCCGCAAGATTTACAGCTTGTTTTATGCAAGCCGACTTACGCATCACCAATTGATGATGATATGTATTACGACGATCTTCCCGAAGATATGTCGCTTGAAGACGTTGCACCTGAGCTTGCCAGTCGTATAAATGATCTTAACAACTGGATAGAAGAACAGAAAATCATTCTATCATGGACGGCTTCAAAAATAGCCGTGATAATACCGAAGGAAAACGAATGAAAACCGCCAAGAAACTCCTTATCGCCATAATCGGCGCTCTATACGGTCCTGAATCACATAGTAAGGAGCGGTACAAATGACCGGATTTATCTGCGGCCCACGTCTCTACGAGTACGACGGCCTAACCATCGATATACCAGGTATCGGAGGCCCGTGTCCGGTCAAGTCGAACGGAGAGCCGTACCAGAGGTGTCCGCGTGGGATCGCCGAGACGATGGACCGATTCTGCGCGCTCTCGGACGAGGAACGCGAAACCTACCGCGTAGGCGGTGGATGTAGGAGGATAGAGGGATGACGGAAGGCGAAGAGATAGCCCGCATGAGAGGAGAGATTGATGCCATTGATTCACGCATAAATCATGCATGGGAAGGTATAAAAACCGACATTGCCCGAAAAGAATGGTTGAGGCAACAGATAATTAGGAAATCGACATATGTACCTGATGGTAAGGCGGAGGTCGCCAAATGACTCAACAAGAAATGCAACTCGAATACTTCAAGGCGTGCCTCTGCGAGATTCGGCCTCAGTGTGTACCAAAGCGTGTACACGTCTTGAAGACAGTAAGAAGCGACATTCTGTGGAGTATTCCTGGCCCTCATCCTTGGATTGTCCCCGGAGAATACGACGTGACGTGCAACAGGTGGGGAGCGGTGACTGTTATGACGCCGGATGGGCCTCTCGGGTTGAAGCCTGACGAGTTTGCAATCGTTGAGATGCAGGAGGCCCTAGCATGACGACTGACAAGGATAGCGAGCACGAGCTTGCACTCAAATACGTACAAGACATTCTCAAAGCCTGGGGAAAAACTGATGGCGTATTGAACGTCGTGAAGCGCATCCGGCAGGATGCCAGGGCCGAACTACAGGCAGAGATCGACCTCACCTACGAAATGTGGTGCGGGAGAGACTACATGCACCTACCTCTGCACGATGCGGTAGGCGAGGCCATCAAGCACGCATCAGCTTCTGCGTGTAGGGAGGCCCTGTTGGAGGCGACGGAGTTACGTGTCCGACTGGCTAAATACATACGTCATCATCCGTGGTGCAACGTTGAGAGGAATGGATCGTTTTGCACATGTGGTCTATCCGACATCCTCTCCAACCATCCGTTCAATGACAACTCATGCGACACCTGCAAACACAAGGCCGTTGACTGCTCATGCTGGGAGGGACGGCTACCCGATGACGGAGACTGCCCGGATCATGAGACAACCAAGGAAGGGGAGTAGTATGGATCAGATTGACCTATCCGATGAAGAAATCGTTTTTCTTTGGCAGCGCGGAATCGCTGTTTACCTCAAGCTGGAAACGGAGGAGGAGTCTAAAAGACATACGCGAGAACAGATAAAGACAATTATCAAGAAAAACATGCGCCGCGCCTTCCCTACCGAGCCGAAGACGTGCGAGACGTGCGCTATCCCCTATTGCGAACAGTATGGAGAACCGTGTCCTAACTGGACCAATGGCGCCGCCATGGACCGGATTGAAGATGGGGAGACCAAATGAGCGCTTTCGGGCAACTGGTGGCTGGCGACCATACTGACCGGACGCTTCGGTTTCAGTTCTGTCGCGATGAGTGGGCGAAGATCGAAAAGCGAATCGGAGCCGGATACGCCGTATGCCAAGAGCAGGAGGTGCAGGACCTCCGCGACATCATCTCCGACCTGATTGCCTGCTCCGGAGACGCTCTCAAGGCCGACACGCGGTTCGGATACGTCGAGCTACAGGCGGACCGTGAGGCGGTGATGAGGGCTCGCGCGGTGCTGGGGTGGGCAGAGGGAAGTTAGACTGACCGGGATAATAATAGTTCGACGGATTGACGCGCCGCATAACTGCGTCATGCGGACGGTCAACCAAGCCGCCGCGAAGGAGTTGCAATGAAAAAGAAACCGACAGGATTTGTAGCAATTTGCCAGTGTGGCGCAATAGTTGGCGCGCTCGATTACATCAGAACCGATAGAAAAGACGCTGGTAAAATATTGGGCGAATGGATTGCAGATGGTTGCACTGTTGAACCGCGCTTTACGGGCCAATGGTGTGAAAGGATAACAAGCTGTAAGTGCGGCGGCGTCGAACAACAAGTTCAACCTTACGAAGTCTGCGACTTCGAAGGTTAACTTAATGTTATACGGACACTACGCAGGAAACAATAAATCGTTTCCTGACTTCGTGCAAAGGAGAAAGAATTGAAGAAGCTTGCACCGGCAGATAATAAGTTCCACAAGGGAAACGGTAATGATGGGAAGCATTATTGGCTTACACCGCCGGAGCTTATGGAGCAAATAAGAGCGGAGTTTGGAATAGATTTTGATCCATGCCCTTTCCCTAAGCCGGAAGATTTTGACGGCCTTACTTGCGAATGGGGTGAATCAAGCTACGTCAATCCTCCATTCGGATCCATCATCCACCAAGGAAAGAAGAAAGGCCCAACCGCGTGGATGCGTAAAGCTATTGAGGAAATGAAAAAAGGTAAAAACGTTGTTATTGTCTATCCAATCGACAAATGGATACTCATGCTTCTAGCCGCCGGAGCGGAAGTGCGAAACCTTGGTGATATAAAATGGTGCGCCATAGAAGATGGATCCACGGGTAAAGGGACAGGAAGGCATATAGCTCAATTTATTTTGAGAGGAAGGAAGGACGTATAACACATGCTTCAACCTGACAAGCCCTAACGGCCTTGCAGGTTAAGCAAATGTTCTACGGACGTTTTAGCCGTATAAGCACGGGGCGCTTATACGGACACACGCCAAGCCCCGGCAGGAGACAACAAAATGAAACGAGTACGACAAAGAATTGTGCATCATCAATACGGCGATTGTTTTCCGGCTTGCCTTGCAAGTCTGCTCGAATTGCCTATTGAGGTAATCCCGAACGACCATAGCAATTACTGGATGGCAATACAGCGGATGTACCTTGGGCAATTCGGCCTTGAGCTAACATTCCATAACGCAGACGGCCCTATCTGGTCAGAATCCCCATGGATTGCCAGTGTCAAAAGCAAGAACTATGAAGGCGGAAGCCATGCCATCATCATGCAAGGAAGCGAAGTTCTTTTTGACCCGACAACCAAGGAGAGATACAAAAAAGGAACAAGTTTACTTGGCGAGAAAATCGTGACTGGTGGGTACATCATTCGCGTATCTGACTTTTCAAAACTCCATGAGTTGGATGAGTACAGAAAGAGGCTTAACCAGACTGCCGGGGCGTAGAACAACTGCTTTAACTCGACTCGCTACGCTCGCCGCGTTTCGTTTACTTAGGGAAAAAATATCAACGTGTAAATGTTTCTTACACGTTGCGCAAAGTAATAAATAATCACATATCTACCAATTAACAATAATCAGTTATTGAATTATTATAACATCTATGATACGATATTACAAAAGCGGAGGGGAAGATGATTTTTGACGGCCTTCAAAGATTTGTGAACCGTATTTTCATAACCATAGAAGGCGAAAAAGATGTCTTCACCGCGATAAAAACCGACTTCAATCTTTCTCGGTCTTTGTACGTCGGGTATCCGATCCGAGAGAACGAACAGGAAAGCTATCAACTCGGCAATTTCTGCACGAAGACGTTTATCAACACGTTTTCGTGGTACGTCGGAATTCCCGAATTTAGTTCGGCTAATAACGAGTTTACCGAATCGCTGAATAGTTGGGTAAAGCGCGGACGGTCGAAACTTCTTGCGATTATCCAACAGGCTCTAGTAGACGGGAAACACTACGTATGGCTACGGGTCGAGGAAAGCCCGAAAGGCCCGATAATCGTTATCCGTCAGATTCAGAGAGAGCTTGTAAACGAAAAAGAATCCGAACGCGATATGTCCGGCGGATACAAGAAACTTGTTTTTTCAATCAAGGAACAAGATAAAGACGGTCATGCTTTAGAGATTCAGTGGACGCTTGAACCGAAAAAAGAATCCTGGAAACTGATAAGTGGAACACGTCCGGCATACCTTGAAAAAGACGAAGGCGAGAATGCTATCAATGTCGATTTCGTTCCCGTTTTCTGCCAGGTAAATAATAAGCAGACCTACATAGCCGATGGAATCCCTGAAATTGCCCCGGCGGTACCGTTCATTCAGAGATACGATCAGATCATGCGAAAGCTCGGGCGGCATATTTCAGACGGGCTCATTCCGAGGATGATTTTCAGGATCACTTCCGGCATGAATGACTTCTTGAAGCTGTCTTTCTCCCTTACCGATGAACAATTGAAGCAAGGCGGAGTCAAGGTATCTCCCGAACAGTTTCAAAGCGGGTTCCTTTCCGGTCAGAATGACGAGATAAAATACCTTCAAAAAGAAGACCGAAGCCCCGCCGCCATGAAGATGCTCGAACTTCTTTACTTCATCATCATCGAACTGACCATGCCGGAATACCTGTACGGCGCGGCGATGAACTCTACGAACGCCAGCGTAAGCGAACAATCCCCGGTATGGGCAAAGAAGGTTGACGGAAAGCAGGGTGAGTTTGACGAGTTTTTTTATTGGTTGGCTGACACATACCTTGCCATGATGAACGCCGAGTCTGGCCGCGAGATGTTCCGTGATGTAGGGAATGTTGAAGTGAAATGGCCTGAAGTAACGGTGAAAGATGACGTTGCTCTCATGAACGCCTTTGCTTCACTCATGACCGCTCTTGGAAAAGCCATGGAGCTGAACCTCGTGTCTCCCGATACCGCGTTCAATGCCCTAAAGCAGTTCATACCAGTCTCTGGAACGTTCGACGAAGAGAAAAACAAGGCGCTTGCGTTCACCAAACTGCGGCTTGAGATAGACGAAATCCGTGAAAAACTCCGCGAAGGCGATACCGACGTAGGGGATAGGATAAACGCACTTTTCGGAAAAGGAGCAAAGAAATGATGACCATCAGGCTTAACATGGAAAAGCACACAATCGAGCCGTCTATTCTTACGGAAAGCGAGCTTGAAGCGTATATATTCGAGTGCGAGAAAGCAATAACGAATATCAAGAACCAGCTTGCTGAAAACGACAGAACCGTCGCAGCCGGACTGAAAGGACGCGGAGAGGACTGGGAAGACAGGACGTGCGATGCGCTCAGGATTTACGAACTGAACATCGCGCAACTGAAGACCGCCAGACATGCTCTTGAATTCCCCGGACTAGATTTCGCCGACCAGTTTCTGCGGGTAGCGATGGGCCGAATGAAGAAAGAAGACTTTGACAAGCTCGTAGAAGAAGTGAAGGGAAGGATGATTGCGGCTGAACTGAAGTGAGGCATAAATGGCGAATCTAAGTTTCAAAGTAATCGACAAGCTGACCGGACAAGAAGCCGACATAGAAAAGATCGCGCGATCCGAAGAATGTGCGAAAGGCTTAATAGCCTGTGACATGGAAGGATTCGCGCTTGAGCAGTTCGGTAATCTACTGTTGTTGGATCAATGTGGAAACTTCGCATATTGTCCCGAAGATCGGTTTGAAGTCGAGTTTGAAGAATCAGGCAAAATTGCTAGTATTGTAAAGACGATAGATGATTTTATGGAAAACATAGAAAACAAAAAGGAGAAATTATGAACTGTGACGGACGTTGTTTCGACGATCACGGAGTCCCAAACGAGTCGGTTGATTGTGCAACGTGTCCAGGACGTAAGGCCGTCGTTAAGATCTCGAAGAAATATTACAAGCCGTCAGATTTTGGATTACCTCCGATTCACCAAGGGACATGGAAACTGGCTTGTCATCGATTCTATCAAAACACCGGAAGAAACCCGAAACCCTCTGATAAAGACGTGTTCACTGTTTTTGTTCTTGACGCATACATGGAAGTAATCGAAAGCAAGAACAAAATTCTTACTGTTCAGAATAAATTACTTAGAAAGGAGAAAGTGCAATGAACAATCTCTATATTTTTGTCGGATTTATTGTTTTGGCTATTGTGGCTGGCGTGATTGCTTACTGCTTTCATCGTCTCAAGAAACTTGAGGAATGGCTATGTGCTCTTGAAGAGGACGAAGACTATGGCGATTAAACTGATATGCGCCATGCTTCTTGTCTGTTCTCAGATTGCTTTTTCTGAGAAGATTTCAAGGGAAACATACGTCAAAGTAATCGAGATCGGAGACGCTTCAGGCATTCCACGATCAATCACGCGAGCGTTGATGCACGAAGAATCAGGCGGATACGCGAAGGCTGTAAGCAAAAAGGTTGACGGATATAGTTCTCGCGGGCTTTTCCAGCTTTACGAAAAGCCGTCTAACCTGAATTGGCTCTTGTCTCAGTATTGGGAAGGCGGGGAATTCGACATCGAAAACCCTCTTCACAACGCGACGGTAGGGCTTCGGTATTTGGCAGACCTTCATGAACGGTTCGGAAACTGGTATCAGGCTCTTGTTTTCTATAACTGCGGGCGCGTGGTTAATGCGCCGGAAAGGACGAGAGCGTATGCACTAAGAATCACAAGTGCGAGGTGAGAAATGGAAATTATCAATGTTTTACTAAATACTATTTCACTCGGGTTCTTTTTTGCAATGGTGTTCATCATCGGATCATCCGAAAGATGGGGAGATATCGCTTTCAGGCCGGTGTATTTCGATGTAAAGATTCCGCGCGTCTTTAGGAAGAAACGATTTTCTGTAGCGTTGACTTTTGCAAAAAATGACGGGATAACTACGCATACACATACCGATCTTTCAATCGTTAATGCGAAGAGTAGAGCCGAAGCAATAGGAATGTCTCTTGATAATACTGATAAGATTCATGATGGATGGATTTTACTGGTAAGTCCACTTGTCTTGGAGATTAAATGACCTACGATCTATCTGACCTTCCCGAAGGCATACGAAAATACTTTGAAGACGCTATCTCCGAGCGCAAAAAAGCCCTAGACGAGGCAACAAGGGAAGTCAAGGCGCTTTACCGAGACACTGTTGACGACATATCCGACCATGTGAAAATCCGTGATGAAGAACTAGAGAAATATATTTCAGGACTGCAGAAAGAGTTATCAGATAAACTAAGTTCGATTATTTCAACTGGTTCCCTTGCCGTCTCGACTGCCGGAATAAGCATCGGTGCGTCAATACTTGAAAACTACTACAAGAAATCAGGTGGAATCCTCACAAAAACGCTGAGGCCTCAATATCTCGAACGTGTTTCGACGTTGGCAAAAGAACATGAAAACAAGATCGTTACCGGAAGCACCTTGAAGCTTTCGGAACGTATTTGGAACCTATCAGGCGACAATCTGAACAAGATTCAAGCGATCATAAACGCCGGTATCGGAACAGATGCAGTTGACGTTGCCAAAGCGCTTCGCGTGTACGTCAGGGAAGGCCGGGAGACGTTCGCCGGTCAGTACCCGAATATGTACGACCGAATGGGCGGAAGGGTTGCTAAGAATCTGAATTATGAGGGCCTCAGACTTGCCAGGAACGAACTGTCCGAAGACTATTGGAACGCTTCCCTTGAAGGGTACAAGAACAACGAAGCGATTACGGGCGTGAAGGTATTGCTTTCAAATAATCGCCCTGCGGGATTTCATGATATTTGTGACGTAAGCGCTGCCGAAGATTTATATGGTCTAGGCCCTGGGGTGTATCCGATCAGTGATGCACCTCAAAAATTTCACGTACAATGCTTGTGTACTCTAGCTCCCGTAGTGAAAATGCTTACATAGACCGGAGGATAACAGTGATATCGCCATTAAAGATTTTATGCACCGGAGATTGGCATTGTGGTGATGTCGCCGGACTCACTCCGCCGTCACAATGGAAGCGCTCAGGCCCTATATTTGACCTTCAAAAGCAACTATGGGATTGGTTCGTTTCTACGCTTGAAGCCTTCGGGCCTTTTGATATGACACTTTTTACCGGAGATATGGTGGAAGGTGAGGGTAAAAAGGGGACGATTGAACTGTACGAAACCAATACCGAAGTCCAGGCAGAAATTGCCGTCGAATGTGCACAAGTAATTAAATGTGACAAGAAGAATATGCGGACGGTGTACGGAACCCCATTTCATACTGCTGGATCGTATTCGTATGAAAACCATTTCTGTGACACCTTGGGAATTCAAAGGCCGAAGACAACAAGGAGAATAAATATTGCTGATCGCGTTAGGGTGAACCTTCGACATACCGTTGGAAGATCCAATATTCCCTATGGTCAAGGTACTCCGACATACAAGGAAATGGTCAATGAGATGATTTCGGCGATTCGTCAAGATGACGTTTCGGCTGATATTACGCTTCGCGGTCATGCTCATTATTCGGTTGACATAAAAGTCGGAAACAAGGAATCGGTGGTTGTTCCGTGTATGAAATATCCCGGTTCGGTATTTGGACGGAAACTACAAGAAAGCGAATACCACATGGGAATTGGAGTGTTGTACGTCTACGGATTTAGAGACTGGTTATATCGGCCCGTTCTCTTGCCGTTGCAACTATCGAATAGTCGGGAGTGGGAAGAATGGAATTCGGAAAACCAATTGTAGTAGATCAAGAGAAAATAAAAGACTTTTTTAAGGATATGGTCCCGAATAATCAATATCGTAGGACATATTCAGATATTGAAAAACAGATAATCATTACCGCCTTTGAAGAAGGATATAACAAAGACGACGTTGCGAGGAAGCTTCATACCGATGTTCGCATAATGAAACGTTGGTACGCTGAATACAAAAAGGGGAAAGCATGATAATCGGAATAACCGGACACGCGCGGCACGGAAAGGATTCTACGGCAGACTTCATTTGTAAACACTTCAGATATCAGAAAAAGGCTCTTGCCGACCGGATGAAGTCTGTCTGTGCCTTAATCTTCGACTGGAACGAAGATCATCTATATGGAGACCTAAAAGACAAAATCGATCCACGATGGGGGATATCTCCGCGCCATGTGCTTCAGTCATTAGGGACCGAGTGGGGTCAACATGAACTGTCAAAACATGACAGCTTCAAGGAAACGACCGGACGGCTTCTCTGGACACGTTCTTTGCTTTCTCAATTCCCTGACGATGCAAATATCGTCATTTCGGACGTTCGTTTTTTGCACGAAGCCGATGAAGTACGACGGCGCGGCGGAAAGATTGTCATGGTTCGCCGACCGGGTTATCCGGTAGATTTGTCCCATGAATCCGAACGGTCGATAGAAGAAATCAAGCCGTACTACGTGTTAAGAAACGCGTCCGGCTTGAAAGAATTGGAAGAAGACGTGATGGAAATGATGAAATCGCCTATGTTTACGACTTAGCTTTGAATTCCGGCCTGAATTCGACGTGTTCGGCGATTATGACAATCCTGCTCATAGCCTGTCCGTTGAATGGGTCAGTCCAGCGATCTTGTTTGAGTCTTCCTACTGCACGAACGCCGCGTCCTTTCTTTCCTAGGTCGGCGCAACTTTCTGCGAGGCGAGAGTATGATACGATGTCAAAAAAAGATGTTTCTTTTTCGATCTCTTCGCCTTTTTTGGAGAATCGGTCTGATGCTACTGAAAACATGCATATCGATTTTCCTTCTGAAGTAGTTTGCAGTTCGGGATCGGCAACTATGTTGCCTTCGATGAGTACTGAATTCAGGTTGTTCATTGTGACTCCTTTAGTTTGCATATTCTTCTTGCGGCTTTTTCTACCGCTATACATGCGAGCTTGTATTCGTTTGTTCTTATGCTTTTAATGTTCGCTCGGGCTTCTCTTGCTTTTGCATATTCGGATATTGCCTTACCCATTCTGTTGTTCATCCTGCCTTCCTCTCGCCCTTCAAAAACTGAAACGCTTCCCTGACTTCATCGTCGATATCTTTCATGAGTCTCCGCTGAATTACCTGAAGCGCCTTGGCTTCTTCGGGCGATATGTTTGACGGATCGTCGAAATAGTCTAAAAGACTATCTGATAGTTCGTTCGCTGACATTTTTCGTCCTTTTGGAACTTTTTGTAGGCACTTATGCACCTTTGTATACGATATGGAACAGGAAAAAGATTCAAGGCAAGCTGTCGCGGATAGGAATTCTTCCTGTCTGCCATGATCTCTTTGATCATCGACATTTTTTCTTTTTCCGTTATGACTATGCTTTGTTATGCTTAGCCATATAGGCCTCTACGGTATCTTTTGCAAAACGAAGATCCGGAATAGGCTTATTCTTCCTAAGAGCCGCATCTCTGAATTCTTTTATGGCCCTAATCTTGTAATCAGGTCCTAGCCTAGCTAGGCGCTTCCATGACTGACGGAAACCGACAAATTCGATCTCAAAACAAACAAACTTCATTTCATTTCTCCTTTCATGGTAATTATAATATATGATTATATACCTGTCAACAGAAAAATGATAATAATAGATCATTGACAATAGGCGTAAATGATGTATAATAACTATAGGTCATAAAACTGTAGGTGTATGACTTTTGATAACAAAGGACGAAAGATGACCGATTTGCTTGAAAAAGTGAAGGAAGCCGGTCAGGATCATGAATTTTATCTTACTAGCAAGCGCATGCTTGAAGCCGTCGCAAAAGACATCTGTCAAGAATTCGACGACTCGTATACCGATCATCTCCGGAATTTCTCCATTCTCGACATCGGGGCCGGTAACGGAAGCGCCCTGAATATCATGTGCGAATTGACCCGAAACGACGGCAAGAAATACGCTATCGAGAAATCGAAGATCCTTATCGATTCACTGCCGGAAGATGTCTTCATCATCGGAACAGACTTTCACCAACAGACCTTGATCGACAAGCAAGTTGACGTTGTATTCTGCAATCCTCCGTACTCTGAATTTGATACTTGGATGCGCCGAATCGTGTCTGAGGCGAATTGTCGGATCGTCTATATGGTAGTTCCGCAGCGCTGGAAAGAAAACAGAAAGATCGTGGAAATGATAAACCGGCGATGCGACCTGAAAGACGATGACCAGGACATGCAAGGCGAATCCAAGCTAAAGAAGCGGATACGCGAGGAATACCGAAAACAACAGGGCGAATGCAAAGTACTACTTTCCGATACCTTCCTTGACTCCGAATTCCGCAAGGCCCGCGCTAACGTCGATATTCTCAAGATCAAATTTCGAGACAACGGATACCGCGCGGTTAAACTAGCCGTCGATCCGTTTGATATCTGGTTCGAGGAAAACTTTTCTATTTCCGCCGATAAGGATAAAAAAGAAGTTGTCGAGAAAGAAACCAAAGAAGAGAAGTTGCACAATCTGGTAAAAGGCCAAAACATAATCGAACGCCTTGAAGAACTGTACCATGCGGATATGGCTAAACTGTTCACAACCTACAAAGCCCTGGAACAACTCGATTCGTCCCTATTCAAAGAACTAGGCGTTGACCTCAAGCAAGTGAAAGGCGGGCTTTCGTTCAAGATTGAAGGGTTGAAAAACCTTTACTGGAAAGAGCTTTTCACAAACTTAGACTCGATCACGAACCGGTTGACCTCAAAAAGCCGTGAAAAACTACTTGCGACGTTGACCGAACATACTTCGGTTGACTTCACCTCCGCGAACGCCTACGCCGTCGTAATATGGGCCGTAAAAAACGCGAACAAATACTTCGACAAACAGCTTTTAGAAGTATATTTCGAGCTTGCTGAAACCGAAAACATCCGAAACTACAAGTCGAACAAGGTAGTTTTAACCGACAAATGGCGCTATGCGGCAAGGGAACACACGCACTATACCCTGGATTATCGACTTGTTCTCATGCGCGGAAACTGCTTCGGCGGATATTCATACGATCATCCTAACGGGCTTCAAGTCGAGGTTCATACGCTTCTAGGCGACCTCTGTACCGTAGCGAAAAACCTCGGATTCGACGTTGAAACGACAAGTATGGATCTTCAATGGGAGCCGGGACTGTTGAACGAATTCCGCATGGCAGACGGAACGCTATTTATGGACGTTCGGGCGTACAAGAAAGGCACGATTCACGTCAGATTGAACCAAGAGTTTATGAAAAAGCTGAACATCGAAGCCGGAAGGCTGAATGGGTGGGTTAAGTCTCCGAGTGAAGCGAAGGAAGAGACTGGAATCGTGGAAGCGAACGAGCTTTTCGGAAGCAACTATAAGATGAAGTCGATTAGGTTACTGAGCGCGTCGTAAGAAAGGAGAAGATAATGGAAATTCTTAAAAACATCGAAGTTCCTACGGGAAATATTTTTATTGTACGTGGAGAAAAAGGGAGGCTTGAATGCCTGTCTCTTGGCGATTATGGACAGGCGGTAAACCTCAATCAACATAAAAAGGTTGAGCACACAAATCTATTGCCGTTGTCAGTAAAGTGGGTATGTACCATATCAACGCAATACGGATGTTCTTCCGGGTGCCGATTTTGTGATGTTCCCAAATGCGGGCCAGGGATAAACGCCACACTCGACGACATCATGGGCCAAGTTATGACCGTTCGAGACCTTCACAGTGAAATCAAGTCAACCGAGCGTTTCAACGTACATTATGCCCGCATGGGTGAGCCGACGTGGAACCCTGCCGTTCTCGACTCTGCCGTGCTGATAAAGTACGCCCTCTCTGACTTTCACGTTCATCCCGTCGTATCGACAATGATGCCAGCGAAAAACAAGAATTTGGAGCATTTTATATGGAAGTGGTGTCAGATTAAAAACGACTATTACGGCGGAGAAGCCGGGTTACAACTTTCGATAAACTCAACTAGCTTCAGAGAGCGGAACGAAATGTTTTCAGAAAACGCGCTTCATCTTGCCCATATATCTGAAATGATGAAGCGTATGGAAAGGCCAAAAGGAAGAAAATACACGCTCAATTTTGCCATAGCTGGATACGAGATTGATGCTAGTTTTCTTTCATCTCTTTTCAATCCTGACGATTTTATATGCAAACTAACCCCTATGCACAAGACCACTTCAGCACTTAACAACGGAATAGAAACTGACGGAGACTATACCGAATCGTATCCCTACGAGGAAGACGAATACAATCTGAAAAAAGCCGGTTTTGACGTACTGACGTTCATTGCTTCGAAAGAAGAAGACGAAAGCCGTATTACGTGTGGCAATGCAGTATTGGCGGATAAGAATTTCTAACGTTTGTTTCAACTATACTGTTTTGTCATGAAAATGTATCATATTCCTGACAATAACAGTGTTTCGGTATCTTAACATAAGTAATGTTAGGATACAGAAATAGTGTTACGATTATTGATAGTTACGGCTTAACGTAAAGACGGCAAGGAGAAGAACATGCGCGGTTCAGGAATAACCACAAAACAGATCAAAAATGCGCCAAAGAACGCAATATTCGTCTGGCGTGACGGTCATATTTATTATCCTATGGATTTAGCCAACAAATGCAATAGAAGCGACCTGAAGATAGTTTCTCCTTCTTGGCTAAGAATGGAACACGTTAAGGGACTTCGCAATCTTGAAATAGTCGTCGATCATTCGGCTAAATTGAACGTTGAACAACTTGAGGCTCTGAACGAAGCTCGGCTGTATAGCAAGATGCCAAAACTCGAATCATCGAAGATAAGGCGGAAGATATACAAATATGGTTTCATATCAGACGGAAGGCGCGATGAAGACGACTTCTTGCTTCTTCCGACACTTGCCATTGGTAAAGGTAAATATGACAAAGGAAATATACACTTGCGCGGAGTTGGAATAGGCGTCAAGTGGGGATATTGGAGCGTTTTCTACGCTGTTTATTGGATAGAAACGAACAGAAAAGGAGAAAACAATGCGTCAATTTGAACATCCGAACATGGACGGTTTTGAATGTCCGATCTGTCGAACGAACACGGATGCGCCTGTCGTTCTGGTGGGTATTCCCTGAACTGAAGAAGATGGCGTAATGCAAGCGATACAGGTTCACTCTGAATGCTACAAGATATATTGCAAGATGCACGGCGTAGACGTGGAGATAGAATAAAAACATGGAAATAAACGGAGTCTATTATACCAAAAGCATGAAAGATGACTCGCCTATCGGTCCCATACGCGCGTCGTAGCTGAAAACGAAATAACTATATGCGGGAAATTGATCGACTGTCCTAGGTGGTATTTTACGCATGAGAAGCCAACTTGTAAAAAATGCTTACAAGTTGCGAACGGTGTACAGAAAGGAGAAATCATATGAGCAAGTATCTATTACTGTATGATTTAAATAACGGAAGCTGCCTTGTCCCATGCCCGCACGGAGTTAAGGGCATTTCTATCGATGTTGTCATGCTCGGAAGTGCGTTTTGTCGAGAAAAATGTAAGCATCATGGAGATTACGGAGACGGAAAGTATATTCCTGGTATTCCGGTGAAATGTTTATATGACGAAATGGCATCTAATCATGATTGAGAGATGTCCATATTGTGTAAAAGATTTGGATTCTGTTATGTACATTACATGTCCTTATTGCGGAGGACTCATACAACTAATTTCTGATATTAATCAAAATAGTGATTTTGTTTTAGATACAATAATTGACTATCCCGCAAAGGGAACCGAAATATATGTAACTATGAAAAGCGGAGCTGTATATCGTGGAATATTTCAAAGGTATAGATCAGATGGTGGTGGAAATATTGAACTTCAAGATGTAAAAATATGTCAAAGAGGCAATCCAGGTAATTGGATAATATGCCCCAAACGTGGAATGAATCGTAAATTATGGGTATCGAAAATAGACCATATATCCATTCAACAACTAAAATAATAAATAATCACATATATGCATTATCATAACGATAGATTGTTGCATTATTTTTAATAATGTGATACGATTAGTTAAATTGTAATCGGGCATCAACGTGCCCCCAAAGGTCTAATTTACTACGACTCTCTTGGGGGCATTATGGGTTCTAAAAATACACTTATTCCCGAAATGGATATTTGTCTTGGCGAAATGCTGTCAGACAAAGAAGCCGACGACCTCCGCCCAACCATCCCCCTCAATCCACTTGCAACCCCCGAACTGATCTCTTCCCTGAAAGGCTCCGATCCAATGGATTGCGTTTTCCGCGTGTACTACCGGGAAAACAATCGCGGCTGGATTTACGACGATTCGGCCTATGACGACATAGCTGAAACAATTCTCACCTCTCCCGTTTTCGTTCCATCCTGCTATGGGCACCAGGCCCAAGATGCGGTTGCTTACGAAGGCCGTCCGCTCATGGGAACGGTTATCGGTGTCCTGTTGGACAAGGCGAACGGATTCGTCTACTACCGGATCATCCCCGACGCTGGAGAAGGTGCAAAAGACATCCGGCGTTGGCTCAAAAACAAGCAGATTAACGCCGTCTCGATTTGGGGCTTCCCGTTCGTCATGAACGTTGGCGGGAAAACCCACGTAACCGGCTATCGTCTGCGGTCGGTTGATTTTGTTCCTCCGCTCACCGAAGGGCAGAAAAACGACGGTGTATCAATCGGAGAAATGGACGTTTCATTCGAGGAAAAACGCCGACTGATTCAAGCCGCGTTGCATGACAAGTATCCCGACGACAATACGTGGTCATGGGTCGAAGAGACGTACCTTGATTACATAATCGCCAACCACGGAGACGAATTCTACAAGATCCCTTATTCCGAATTAGACGGAAAGATCATATTGGGCGACGCCGTAAAAGTGCGTCTCGTTAAAACCTATGAACCCATACAGGAGGATGTTATGGAACTCAAGGACGTGTCGAACGACGCATTGCTTGCGGAAATCAAAACCCGTGCGAGCGAAGGGCGGTTCGTTGCTCCCGAAAAAGCCGCTGGCGAAATGGGCCTTGTGCTCGAAAACGCCGAGGAAAAGAAACGGCTCCAGGCCGACGCCGCGAAGCTGGCCGAACTCAAGACCGCTGCCGGGGAAATGGGCGTCGAGAGGGCGATTGAAATCGCCAAGACTTCCGTTGCTGCCGAATCCGCCGCGAAGGAAGAGAAAGCCTTCGGCGAGATGGTATCCGCCCTGAAGCTCGAAAAGGGCCTTGTGGACAAGGAAGGCAAGGCGACCGGCGAAATGGCGAACCTCGTTCAGAAATTCGCCAAGGTTGAGAAGGGCATGACCCGCGAACAGGTTTCCGGGGAGATGGACCGCATCATCAACGATGAGGCCATGAAAAAAATAGTTTCGACAGCGCAGAAACCCATTGGGGAAATGCACGCGGCTTCCGGCTCCGCCGAAAGCTTCGAGATGTAAAGGAGAGACAACATGGATTGTCAGACTGTTGAACAGAATGTCGATGTGATCGAGCTTCCCTGGGCCGCCGTCGAAACCGAGATTACCAGGGCCGGACGTGGAGTCGTTGGCGTCGAGCAGGGCGACCTCGTGTGCATCGTCGGTTCGGAAAAGATCGGCGTTCTTACCCGTAGCAAGACCATCAGCGTGTTCGGTGAGGACATTACCGATTCCGTGGCCCGCGTGGACATCGCCAAGAACAAGGTCCGTTCGACCGCGTTCTACGATGCGGACAACGTTCCCGCCGCCGCCGGTGCGAAGGTCTACTACAACAAGTCTACCGGAAAGCTCACTTCGTCAACTTCTTCGACGGTGCTTGCCGGTATCTATCTCGGCTTGGATAACGCAGTGATGCGTTTCATCCTTCAGTAAAAAGGAGTACACAGATGGGTGATTTGCTCATTGCGAAAGAGATTTCCGCAGAATCCATCCTGAAGTCTCGCGGAGACCATTCCGTAAGGGCTGGTTATCGGTTCCCATCGGGGGAGATGCGGTCCTTCGATATCAAGATGAACGGTTCCAAGGGCCTGAGCGCCGCCGTTGACCGCATGATCCCGAATGGGGATTGGGCGAGGCGGGCAGCCGGTGAAATGGAGTGGGATCGGGAGACCATCGCCAAGTTCGGAGATGGTATGACGCTTTCCTTCCAGAAGGGCGTTGACGACGAACCGCTTCTTTACGACCGCGTTTTCCGCACCATGCCCGGTGCCGCGTTCACTTCCGAAGTCGTTCCCAT